TATCCCAACGATGCGACCCCTACTTGGGTTTGCCCCTTGAGCGCCTTGTGTACCCGGTCGCTTCCCGGTAGAAGTTTGATCCTGCGCAATGCGGGCAAATCGTGTATCCTGCGCAGTGCTTAGTTAGATTGTGTGACAGCATCCTAGATGCAGGAGCGCCCTTCCGTCAACCGGTCGGGCGCTCTGTCACGTTTAGGGTCGCTTACATGGGTCGTTGAGGGTCGTCGGCGGCGTACTCGATGGGTAACGCCTGAGCGTCGACAGTGACCGGTGGAGTTTGCAGAGTGTCCACTACCACAGGCTCGGGTTGCGTGGCTTGTGGTGGCTCTGGCGGCATCTGAGACGGTATGTCGTGGCCTAGCTCTTCAGCGGTGTACGCGTGGAAGCTGATGGCGACATCAGGGAACAGCATGCGTACCAACTGGGATACGGCCCTTGCCCACAGCATCGCCGACGGGTACGTTTTCCACGCGCCCCGACCGGCGAGGCCGGCACGTTCGGCATCAACCATCGTGAACCGGTAGGTCATCGAGTCACCCGAATCGGTACGACGCCCCGTCACGGTACACGACTCGGCATCCAGTTCGTCGAGCATGATGGAGTGCCCGGCGCGGCGTACCAGGGCGACCATCAACTCGGCAGACATCGAGGGTTTCCCGTCGACCATATCGACCATCTGCAAACTGGTCATAGGGCCCAACCCGGATTCGCGACCATACAGGATCGCTCCCAGCATCTTGTCCGGTTGTCCACGGTATGCCTTCGGCACGAACTCTGTGTTCGCTATCGCAGTCAACGTTCTCCACGTGAACGGTTGCTCTGACAGGCTCACGAGGGCCTTGTCGCTGTTTTGTTCGGTCATGCGTTTCTCCATTCTCCGGATCTGCCCCAACGAAGGTGCAGGCGACCACACCTCGAGGTCGTCGTAGAAGTGTTGTGCCTGGTCAGTATTACGCCTCACTGTGACAGGCCTTACAGCGGGTTGTGTGCGCCAGTCGACACGCCACGTAGTCGTAGCGTCCGAAGCCGCGACGTTTCGACGCCTTGTACGGCCCGGTGAGGTGTTGACGAGCCTTCACCCAAGGGATGAACCTAGGCGCGGTCCAAGAGGTGTTAACTATTGCAAGGATCAGGCCGAGGTGTTCGTCGTAACGGGCAACGAACGGTTCCGCGATGGTGAACCGGTCCGCGTCCGGCCTTGACACCGTCTTCACTTCGACGAACCATTCTCGGCCTTCGAGGTCGGTAAGGAGACCGTCGACTTGTAGGGACGGGTTGTCTCCGAATCCCGACAGCTGGTAGCCGTGGCCGGTCATGTGGTTCCGAAACCACGTTTCGCCGTCTGCCCCGACGTTGCCTGCAATTGGCAATATCGTGTCGTTACGCATCGCCGATACCTGACTTGGTGATGAGCCATATGGCAGTCAACAGGGCAGCGATCACACCTAGCTCGAACGCGTACAGCGCCAGATACAGGGCAATGAACTCAACAATAGCGGTCATCGGTTTGCCGGGTCGTAGTAGGTCGGCATCTCTTCAGCGATGCCGATTATCAACGCTACGACAGCGACTGTGAGTAGGTATCCCATGGTGGTCATGCTCCTAACGTTATGCGATACGTGTATAGGACGCCCACCAGCCGGTGAACGGTTCCCGATGTACGCAGAAACGCCCGCCCAGCGGTGAGCTAGACGGACGTTCTGCATATGCACTCCGCCCGCGCATGACCAACAGACGTACCGTTAGAAGGGCGGAGACACCGATGGAGATGATAGCCGTTGATTGTCATGCTGCGATTCAGCATAGACACAGGGTACGACAATCACACGGACGACCACTGTGTCCCGTACGCGTACTCACGCAGAGCAGCGATTTCCTTGCCCCACTTGTACAGGCCGTCGGCCTTCAACCGGGTCAGTGTCGTCGTGTTCATACCGGTCAGTGACCCGATGAGGTCGAAGTCCTCGACCTGCGGCAACCTCACGTTCGTCTTCCACGGCAGTTTCTCAGTGATCTGGTTCGACCACTTGTTGGGGTCGACGTTGCCGCCCTGGAGGATGAACAACAGCCACGAAATCTCTTCGTACAGTGGGTCTTCGATTCCGATTTGATAGAGCTGGGACATACCTGCCTCCTTGATGGCGTCACGTAGAGCGATAATCGTCTGGTTGGCGTCTGCGAATCGTCCGTCGCGTAGGTCGATCTTGCGGCGCGTGTGGTGTGCGTGTCCGATGTGTCGGGCTGGCGACCAACCGTACAGATCGTTGATCGTTGCACCAACGGTCGCCAACGTGTCCCAGACGGCGTCGTCCATCTGCGTCCCCGTACCGTCAAGGACGACTTCGATGTTGATGTAATGGGTGTTCCCTGCCCACGGGTCGTCGGGTTGCGTCTGACGGCCCTCGAACGGGATGTCGGCCTTCACGTAGTCCGCGAGGACTTGGCGGACACCGTATCCGGACGATATCGGAGCCGGGTAGGCGTTCGCCATCACAACGACGGGGAACCCGCCACCGGATTGGTAGAGGCGGTCGGTGTCCCAATACGACAACCCGATCCATAGGTTGGCCTTGTCACGGTTCGGTGTGTACGCCGATGAGGCGGTGTGATGCCACATCACACCCGCCGGTTCGTCGTCCGGTTCGCGCCACCGGTAGCCGGCGACCTGCGGTCCCGTCCATCCGTCGAGTTTGCGGACCAGGCAGCCAGCATCGGCGAGGGCGTCCGGTAGGTCAACAAGTGCGGTCATGCGCCGCGCCAGACTCCAGCGTCCTTGATATACAGCTTCGTTGCGGAGGTAGGCCCTGGCGACTCGACATACAAGTCTCCGTCCTTGCCGATCCCACCGGCAGGAGGAGCAGTTCCCCAATGCACGTTCCGGAAGATACCGGCGAAGTTCTGAACCCCTGCACCCTCGAACAACATTGTGCCATCTGATTCGATGCGTATAGCTGTCCCGAAGGAACCCGAGCCTCTGGTTTGCAGAATCAGGCCATCGCCGTCGGGGAGGATGCGCCAATCCTTCGTTGTGTCGGCTGGATTGGGACGCCACCAGTATCCGAAGGTGGGTCCGACCGTCAGAACGTTGCCATGATTCCATTGGGCGGCGGGTATCCAAGCAGAGCCGTTGAACACCTCGACGGCGTTGATATCGGCAAGGAACGACATTTCACCAGCCGATGGTGTCGGCGACGCCGCATCCCGTGCCGTTTCGTCTGGATATCTAGACACGACCCGCTCGATAACTGGGTTCCCGAATGTCGAAGAATCGATGACTTCGCCGGGTGATACTTCGGGCAATTCGGGCATTTCAAGAGCCTCCTATTAGATAGCCGTCGTCGTAACCGTCGCTGAATGCTCCAGCGTCGCCAGGTGCTTGCCGGAACGCCTGATCGAGACGTAATACTGCGTCCCAGTCGTTGGCGGTGACGGTGTATTCGATTCCGATGATGTGCGCTTCTACAGAGTATCCCCAGCCTCGCAACGTCAACGGGATTGACGTTGACACCAGGTCACCGAGCCGAGACCGGAACACGTTATGGGCCTGGGTGACGGTCGAGGCTCGTAACGTCACCGCTTCGAGTCGTTGATAGTCCCACTGGTAGATCGACAGGTAACGATTGGCGAGGTCCAAGACCTGCGAGTCGTTGTCGTTCTCCAAGTTGAGTCGCCGGAACGTCCGCGACCCATATAGAAGCTCTGATTGTGTGTTCTGTACCCGTACGGATGATCCACCGATCCGTGCGAGTTGGATGTCGTTGCGTAGCTGGTTCGCGGTCCACTCAGCGTCTGCATTAACGAGTTCCGGATCGTCGACAAGGCCACGCCCCGGCCATAGCTGCACTTCTTCCGACCTGGGGAACTCGCCGTCACGGCCCGTAAGCCACTGAAACGGCCTAAACGTCGCATAGCGTCCGTTCTCGAAGTAGAACGCTCCACCTTCAGCTTCGGCGGCGCGGTGCGACTCTTCCAACCGGTTCTGGGCGAGCGTCGACGCTTGTAGCGTGTGGTCACCGGTTGCGATGTCGCGCCACGGCCATCCCCCATCAACAGGCCCGAACTCGTCGAGTATCCGATTGACACGTGCCGAGGTGAGTTCACCGCCACCGACCGGCGTCTCGAGGGCTGGCGGGTCGTCGAGGGCCATCATCGATGCGAAGTCGTACACCGTGATACGTGTCGACGAATCCGAAGCGCCGGCAAGGTACACCTCGTCGATGGTGTCGATGATGCCTTCGAACAGAACCCACGTGATGTCTGACGGTACTTCAACGGCGGATATGCGACACCAGCGCCCCAACCGTATGTCGAGGTCGCCGGGGAGGTCTGCTCCGAAGTTTGGGTTGAACCAGCCTTGCGAATTGTCGAACGTGACATATGCTCGCCCGGTTTGCATCCGTGTCCCGAAGCGGCGTGCCCCGTAGCGGGTGTTCACAGCGAACACGTAGTCGGTTACGTCTACATAGTTCGGTGCATACCCGGACCACAGGCCCGGAGGGTCGGGAACAATGGAAGGGTCGAACAACTGCACCGTGATCGGCTCCCCAACCAGAGGTTGCAGCAGCGCCCACAGGTCTAGAGCAGTTGAGCCCTGATATCGGTTCTGTGTGACGTTCCAATTAAGAGTCTCATCCACGCCAATTTCCGGGATCACTAACCGGATCGGATTAGTGCCCACGGAGGGAAGAGGATCAGTGCCACTAGCTCCGAGCCTTACGTTCAAGAAGAACTGCCCGAAGCTCCCAACGTAGAACACGTCTAACCCCTCAATCTGTGCAGGCTGAGGATTAGAGGCAGGCTGAGTCGTGCCAATGACGTAATTAGAACCAGAGGGCGTGACCAGACCAGTAATGGTGTGGACTGGAGGGGAACCAGTGCCCCATAAGGCGGTGTCCCACACCGACGAGGCGTCCTCTTGGGATGTCAACCCGAGTTCGACGGTCCACCGCACGTCGCCGTTTTGGAACAGGGTCATTAGCTGATTCCGTTGTTGACGTTGTAGATCGACGACGACGTTGTGTAGTCCTCGCCACGGTCATAATCGGGGTTGTCGCGGCCACCAGCCAACAGCCCTTGGATCTCGAGGAGGCGCTGCGCTTCGTTCGCTGCGTCCCGGTATGCCTTGAACAAATCACCCTGGAGAGCATCAGCGAGAGTACGAACACCTGACTCAGTGTCGTTCATGGAGTCATTGAGTTCGTTGGAAGCATCGACAAGGTCATTGGCGGCGGACGTTGTGCGCTTGATCCCTTCGCCGGAGTCCTTGCCCGCTTCGGCGACACCACGAAGTTCGTTGGCGAGGCGCGTCGATACGTCGATTGCTCCCGAAACGGGGTCGACGATGATGCCAGCGATAAGCCCGAGTTTGCCGAGGTTCGTGTTTGCGTGGTCGGCAGCGTCGCCCGTGTCGGTGAGTACCCGTATGAACGGCCCGAAGGCTTCGGTAGCGCCACGGACAGCGGGTAGTAGATCCTTGGCGAGTCGTAGGAAGTCCTCGAATGCGGGGAGTAGCTCGCGGCCTATCTCTTCTTGGAGTTCTCGTATCTCTGCCTGAAGTTGGCGTTGACGGTTCGCAGCGGAGTCGGATGTGCGTTCCAGGTCGCCGACAGCCTTACCGGCCTGCTCCAAGGCGATCTCGTAGGAGGCGAGGGCGCGGTCAGCCTTCGTGACCTCAGTGCGGCCATCCTTCGTAGCTATCGCCAGCGCCCGAGTCTTCACCTCCGACTCGGTGATGGCGATGCCGTACTTCTTCATTCCCTCACGTTCGGTGGTTAACAGGGCCTTGTTGAGGTCGTTGAACACTTGGGACGGGTCAGCGTCGTTGAATGACGCCATGTCGCCGGCCAACGCAGCAACATCCTTCACCAACGCTTCAGTTACGTCCTCCGACAAGCCTTGCGCCATCGCCAAGTTCCCGAATGTGGCGGCGAGGTTCTTAGCGTCTGTTTCGGTGACACCGGCAAGGTCGCCCCACTCCCGAAGGGCATCATTGAGATCCTGCGCCGATCCGAACACGGCCTGGAACTTGGAATCGACCTCCTCGGCGGCGGAAGCCATCTGGATAGCATCCTGAGACCATCGGAGTAGTTCACGGCCACCGAACGCCAACCCAGCCAACCCGGCGACACGTTTTAACGAGTCAGTAAACCCGCCCAGCGCCGACTGGCCTTGTTTCGTGGCACGCTGCAACGACCTCGAGTCACCGAGAAGGCGGAATAGGATGTCTCGCCGTTCTGCCATTAGCGGCCCTTCTCTACAAGGGTGTCGTAGTAGGTGGCGATGGAGTCAGCGAGGTTGTCGAGGAACGTGGGTAGCCGTTCCCGGATGGTGGGTTGGATGACATACCCGACGTTGGACCCGATGACCTTCGACGAGTTCCCGGTCCATGGTTGTGTGGTGCGGCCACCACGTAGCGTGGTTTGCGGACGGTTGTACATATCTCCGGATTCGAACCCTACGGGTTGTGTCTCTGCACCGAACTCCGTGAGGTAGGCGCGGGGTTCCCTGGAGGCTCTGAGCCGTATCGCTGCACCCTTGTTGGTCACTGACCATCCGATCATGCGTGTTTTGTTCGACGGTTCGGACGAATGCCCGGCGTCGACCTTGCGTGCTTCGAGGGCAACGGCCTTCGTTTCGGCACGTATCAGGCCCTTCACTTCCTTCGCGACGGTGCGGTCGGCCTTCGCCAACCCTCGTAGTGTCTCGTTGTATCCGTCGACCTTGACTGCGTCTGTGTCGCGGAACGTTGCCCGCGCCACCGTTACGGCGCTGGTGTGCGGACGGGTGGTCCGTCGAGGATGCCGCTGATCGACCAGTCGACCTCACCGTCGCCGGCGTGTGTCATGGTCAACGACCCGACAACGCTGCACGCAGTCGTCGAAGTGTCCGGGTAGGTCACAACAACGTCGAACGGCTGGTTGGCGGGTGTCCACAGTGCAGCGAGGTCGCTGAGGTTCTCTTCTGTGCCGTGACCGGTCGCTGAGAACGTGCCAGTCCCCTGCCCACCAATGGCGGACTGACCGGCAGCACCCAACAGTGGCTTGGCGAGCTGCGCCGGACCGTAGTCGATGTCGACGGTTGCGGCGGTTGGTCCGATGGTGGTGTCACCGGCTGTGATGGTGACGGTGACGTTGGATCCGGGTATGAACGTGAGGGCCATGGGTTCTCCTTAGGTTGCCATTCGGGCTTGGACGGTGATGGTGGTCATTGTGGCATCGAGGGCGTTGAACGTCGACAATTCTGGGGCGGATGCTTCGACGAACCAGTAGCCGGTTCCGTTCAAGGCTGCGGCGATGTCGCGGGCGATGTCCTCGCACCAGGTGACGGCCTTCGACGGGTTCCCTCGTTGCGTCGCTGCGATCACTTCAAGGTTCCAGGTGAACCGGTTGCCGCCCATCGTGTCGAGTTCGATCATGGGGTCGCCGTTCTGGACTATCACGGCAGGGAGCTTCACAACGTCAGCGGGGTGGTTGTAGAACTGGCGTTTCGGGACAGTCAGTGCGGCCTTCAGCACGGCTGCGACATCGGTACGGGGTGACGCCATCAGGACACGCCCCAGCCTCGGCGGAAGCCACGCAGCAGCGGCGACCGGTGTATCTCGCGACGTGCCAGGTCGTCGAAGTCGAGTTCGCCCATGCTGAACGCGTCCGATCCGGCTGTACCGAACGGGGCGTCAGTCTGCTTGAACACTGCAACGGCGACGTTCTCGGCGGCCTGTCGGACCTGGACGGGTATGCCGGGGATTTCGGGGTTGTCGCCGGTGTCGGGGAACGACCTGCCCCAATACAGGTCCATCGCTACTTCGGCAGACACTATGGCTTGGGTGAGGTCTGTGTCCCACGACGTGTCAGCGACATCAATGCCGAGGCGGCCCTTGACGGTGTCGAGGTTCCCGTATCGGATCGCGGACGCCAGGTAGTCGACGTTGCCGTAGGTGTATGCGGTGTCGCTATCGACCCATGTGAGGATGCCGTCACCGGTGTCGGCGGGTGTGTCGACATCGGTGATCCGGTAGGTGATGTCGTCGCCGACCGTCAACCCGGTGACGGGGTCGGTGTATGACCTCGTGTCGCCGTTGACGGTCGCGCGGAGCGTGAACGCTGCCCCATTGACGGACTGTTCGACTGTGAAGCCACCCGTGGGGGTCTGGTCGGACACCCAGACGGCTTGTATCGCCTGATTTGATAGCTGCTGGACTCCGACATTGGTCAGGGTCATGTCGGCGCTCCTGTGGCTCTGAATAGGGCTTCGTTGAGTTGGAGGTCGTCGCCGGTTCCTAGGCCGGTTACTTGGACGGTGAACGTGTCAGCGAGCGAGATGTCGGTGAGGTCGTCGGCGGTGACTCCTACCCAGAACGGGTCGTTGTTGTCGATTTCGATGTCCCATTCTTCACCGAACGGGACACCAGACTTGTACCATTGGAACCGGTACGAGTCGGCTCCGGTTCCGATTTTGGTCATCTGCATCTGTGCCCGGAACGACGATATGCGGATCGTGTCAGGGTTCACGGTGACACCTCGGGGGGTGTAGTTCTCTGTGAAGTGGTTGTTGCCGTCGATGCGCCAGAAGTTCCCAATGAACGCTGGTGCGGTTAATGCGCCCATGATGTCGACGGGTGTACCGGCAACGACGGGGATCGTGAGTGGTAGGGCGGTGTCGTCGAGGTATCCGACGTTCACGGCCTCCGACACGATCATCGACCTCGAGGCGAGCGGGGTGATCAAGTTTTGGGTGTTGTCGGGGAACGCTGCGAGCATCTCGTCGATGGTCCACAATGTTTCGCCGGCCATACGTTCAACCCTTCGGTGGTCTCATGTCCCACAGCCACAGCGTAAACAGCATCACCGTGGATGCCGTTAACGCTGTGTGCCATGGTTCGTCCGTATTTTCGATGATGAGCGCAGCTACACCGACCAGCATCGCCGGACCGATGTAGCTGCGCCACTCGCTCATCGCTACTTCTTGGCCTTAGGAGCGGCCTTCTTCTTGGCTGGTTTCTTGGCCTTCGCCTTCTCCCACGCAACCACACCCGGAGGAGGGTTGCCGGTGTCGGCTTCAGCCCAGAATGGTTTATCAGCCATCAGACTTCGTAGCTGTAGAGACCAGCAGGCCACGTCGACACAACCGTCGCGCCGATGATGCCCATGTCGACACCCATCAGCGGGACGTTTGTGGCGGTCACCATCTCGGGGGCCTTCTCGTGCGTCACCAGCGACTCGGTGTTGAACTGGATCGCGACAGCAACATTCGGGTCGCGGAACACGGCCACGCCACCAACGTCGATGGCACGAACGGTGAGTCCGCCCTGCCCGTCACTGTTCTGCGGTCCGTCGATAGCGAACTGGCGACGGTCGCCGCCGTCCATGAGCGACAGGATCGCTGACCACTGTGCCGGAGTGACGGCGAGGCGGTCACCGGGCCGACCGGTTCCGTCTTCGATCAGGTTGCTGGTGTCGATTACTGCGGCAGCGAAGTTGGCGTACGTGTCGGTCGGCAACGCTGCACCAGTGTGTGTACCGGCGGCCTGAGCCTTCGCTGCGGCATCTGCGTTCGTCGCTGAAGCGTATTCGGTCAGGAACGAGTTGCGGAGAACCCTGGTGACCTCTGGCGACGACTGACTGATAAGTTCCATCGCCACGTCAACGGCTCCGGAGTGGAACACGACGGGGAAGCTGGTTGCGATGACCTGCAACGCCTGCGACGCCGTTTCGGCCTTCTGCGCCTTCCCAGAGCCAACAGCGACCTGTTGCGTGACACGTGCCGACGCAAGGGCGTTTCCGTAGGACGGGAACGGACCCGTGCCGGCAGCGGAGAAGATCGGACGGCGCTGATCGACGCGATGCTGCAACCCGGCAGCCCAGTACCAGTCAGGGGACAGGCCGGAAGCGTCGAGCGAGCCGAGGTCGCCGACAACGTCAGCGATTGCCATGTCGGCACGGCCTCGCATAGCGCCTTCGATTGCGGCGTCGAACACCGCGACAGCGTCGGCGGCGGTCGGAGCCTTCTTCTCGGTCAGTTTGGCGTCGAGTTCGTCACGCATCGCGGCGATCTCGGCGAGGAGCGGTGCAGCGTCGAACGTCGCCGCAGGTTCGGGGGTTTCGACAACCTCAGGGGTCGCCGTCTGGTCTGTAGCCTCCATGTACGGGGCCTCCTTCTGGTTGTGGACTGACAACACCTTCGACGGGTTGTCAGCGTTTCCGAATCGCCCACGTTGAGCGATGGTGGTGTGATCCAATGTTCCGGACATCACACCGTGATCGATGGAGAAGTCAGCGACACCTATCGACACATCGCGGATGTGGCCGTCGGCCAACAGTGACCGGGTGTCTCGGGCGGGTTGCGTGTCAGCGAACGTGAACGTTGCGTATGCGCCGTCTTCGGTTTCGGCGTATCCGGTCATCGCCCCAATGGTGGACAGGACATCGTCGGAGTGGTCGAGTGTCAACGGGACATCGCCGGGGACGGTCAACGCGCCCCGCTCGAACCGGATGTCTTGTCCGGCCCATTGGCGGGTCACTCCGAATGGGACGATACGGGCGGTGATACCACCGTTGCCGTCCTCGGTGGGGTTCTCTACAGCGAACGTGACCAGTTCACGCATCCGTCGCTCCTTGTTCGGTGATGGTGTTAATCGTTGCCCCGTCAATCGCCTGGAGGGCGTCAAGGCCGGTGACATCAGCCACAGAGTCCGGTTCATACCCTGCCAACACAAGCTGGTTCGCGGCGAGCGCCCGTGACGCCAACCCAGCCAGCTCGAGTTGTTCGTACGACACCGCGACCGGGACACCGTACAGGCCGGTCAACGCGTCGACGAGGCGGCGACCGTAATACGGGTACAGCGAGTTGCGGACCCACAACGATTCAACGTCACCGACGTTCTGATATGTCAACGATGCGCCTGGGGTGTTGTAGTCCAACAGTGTGCCTGGTATGCCGGCCATGAGCGCAACGTCACCGATGGAGATTCGGTGTGTTTCGACCCATTGCGAGTCGTTCGGTGAGAACCCGGTGTCGTCCCACGTGATACCACTGGATACGACGGCAGGTGTGCGGACCTTCTGCGCTTCGACCCACTGTCTCAGCAGCGAATCGGTTTCGGCTTCGGTCGCCATCGACGGGACAGTGAGGATGCCTGACGGTGACGCATTGTTCTCGTAATACCGTTGTGCATACTGCAACGCTGCAACGATGCCGCGGATACGGGACGACTCGAGCCAGCCGACACCGGTCAGGTCGCCGGGTCCACGGTTCATCGACACAACGATCAGGTTCGGGACAACCCCGCCCGTACGTAGCGGCGTCGCGTTCTGGTCGATGCGATACACACGGCGGATACGATCCGATGCCCACGTGACCGTGATACGGGACGGGTCGGCAACGAACCAGTCGTCACCGGACCGCACCCAGTACGCGTCTCCGCAGTCCTGCATCGACAACACCGATTCGACGATGAAGTCACCGAACGTTTGTTCGCCGTTCGGGGACGGTAGGAGTGTGTC